GGGCTCCTGAGTCGTCCGAGACGGCCGTAGAGTCGCTCGCCGGGCTCGCTATAGTGTTTTCCGCTGCCGCGCCTTGTGTGGGCGCGGGCGGGGTGTTAACGGCTCCCTTGTTTACATTCGGCATCTGAGTGCCGGGTTTTGCAAGGTCAGGTAAGAGTTTGGCGAGGTTGGACGCGTTTTTCGGATCGTTTACGTACTCGAAGAATCTCGATGGATCGTTACCGAATTCGCGCCTTAGCTCGCTTGGTAGTTTATTGAAGATAGACCTTGCTTTTGCTAGTTGGTTTTGGGCCTCGAAGAAGTCGAAGCCCGTGAGGTCGCCGTATTGTTTGCCATACTGTTCCAGATGGCTGAGTGTGCCAGCACGGGCGTGTCTGGCGATGATCTTGTTGATGTCGCAGGCATCTTTATGGCACTGCTCCGTGCGGCCGTCTTCGTAGACGTGCTGTTTGAGAGGAAGTATTGACATTAGTTTGTCTCCGGTGGGTACCACCATCTGTAGGTTTCGCCTTTTAAGGCGTCGTCCGCCGGGGACCCCGGACGGACTTGGAAGGCTTCCTGTATAAGCCTTATGACCACCTGGGGTGGGGATTCGTTGGTTACCTTGCTGAAGGTTTGTTTAATGATCGACTGCCAGTCGATCGAGCCCAGGTCCAGTTCCTGGGCTTTTGATATTAGCGTGTCGAGAAACTCTCCCGCTTTTCCACTTACCGTGGAGATGACGCCTAGAGCGTCTTTTTGGTTTTCAGTGAGCCCGGTCCTTTCTTTAAGCAGCTCGAGCTGCTGTGGGACCTGGGCGGCCTGGGCGGAGTTAGCTATCGCTGAACCTCCGGCCCCGAGACCTTGTGCGTAGGCCAATCCGGGATTGCCTACGGTTGCTAGTGAGCCGGCGGGTGTGGATGCGTCATATTTGCCGGCGAGTATTGGATTGATGCCGGCAGCTTTCAGATCGAGCATCCTACGCTGTACCGCCGTATTTGACATCCGTTCCTGGAAGGCTCGGTTCTCCTTCGCCAGGCGGATGTTCACTTCGTTCGCGCCGGACTGTCCGCTCTCCGCTTTGTTCGCCGCGTAAAGCGAGCCCGCCGTTGATATTCCGGCGGCTACTACTGGTCCTATCCAGGGCATTGCGTTCCTCCAACATTTTGTCGGCGATTGACGCCGAGAATTCTACTTTAGTTTGGGGGCTGGTCGTTCCGTCGTTCTTCGGATGAAACCGAAGTGAAGCTATGGAGCAGAACGCCATGTCCCAGAATTGTTGGTCATCCATCGAAATAGTCGATTGTACGATTCATACAATTGTCTCCCTGTCAGAAGTGATCCAGGTTGCCCGGAATGCCGTAAAGCGGCATCGGGCGTGCGGCTTTGATGTTGAATGCGAAGTCGCCGATGAAGTGTGGCTCGGTGTTGACTGCTATGGCTCGGTCAAGGCCCTCGCCTGCGTTGGATTGGATGAAGGTATCGCCGAGAGTCGGCAATGCGCTGAAATCTTCGGTTAAATTCCACGCGGCAAGGGTGCCGGAGACGCCGGGCCTCATAAGCGACGTCTGTCTGCTGGGGATGTACCGCATTTCGCCGTAGCGTTCCTGGTAGCCGAAAACGAGATCATCGTTACCACTTGCGTCTGCGTAGATCTCTTTGTTGAGTACGGCTTGTTCGCCGATGTTGGCGAGTACGGGCCAATAGAAATCGTACCTGGTCGACTTCGACCAGTACCGTTCTATGCCCTGATGATATTTTAGGTCGGCGCGAGCGGAGACCATGTGAAGAATTATGCCGTGTTCGACGGCAGAGTAGGTGTAGCTGAGCTTGCCGGAGCTGGTGCCGAAGCCAGCCAAAGCACCTTTGGCATCTTCGTCGGTTGCTGATGCCTGATACGTCGTCTGTGCGACGGGTGTGATGTTGATTGGTGCCGATCCGAGGCCAAGTACTTCCGGCCTCTGAAGCCGGAAATCGGGTACGGTAACCCCGAAATGGGCCTGAATAGATTCAATGTAGCGGGTGCCCGATCGCGCGTCGCGCTCGAGTAATCTCTGAGTCTGGAATGCCAGACGAATGTCGTTAATGGTTGCTGCTGTTGCTGTTGACAGATCCGCAACAAGCTTTGGATCGTCCCAAGATAATGGGGACGAGCTAGTGGGCGCTCCGCCTGTGAGTGACACTTCACCGGCGACCTGGCTGCCGGTAAGCGTGCTTGCAAGTGTATCGCCTGAATCGAACGTAGGTTGCTCGTTGCCTGATGAATCGCCGATGACGTCCGCACTTACTCCGAGCGGTAGGTCAACGGCGTCGCCACGCTGGGGTGCGGGCAAGCAGCTGGTGAAATAGTCGTGTCGCTTGCCGCGTTTGCGTAGCTGGTAGTTGGATAGGCCCTGTGTAGCGTCGCCTGTCCAGTTCTCTGCGCTGTCTTGTAAATTTTGATCTCGGAACCAGTCGGTCCAGACACGGTTATAGGCTCTATAGGGCAGATCGTTGAAACTCTGCTGCCCAGCGCCGACAGGTAGACCGAAGTAGTCGCTGAGACTATTGAGAATGGAACTTGTGTCGACTGAGCGCGCAGGAATAGTGAAATCTATAGAATCGCCGGGATCGTCCTGGGCCCCACAGAATTTTTCCCAGTTTTCCCAAAGAAGGCGATTAGGAATAAAGAACGCGAAGGCGTCCAGGTAGAGGTTGTCCATTATCGGAAAGAGCGGTGTTGCCAATCGGCATAGCCAGTTGGCGTTTACGTTGAAGGTGTCGCCAGGTACCACCTCGATCGGGGGAAATGGTATGAGGTAGTCGGCATCAAAGGCCGTAGTAACTGTGTGGGAAAGGTTGAAGCTCGACCTTTGGATTTCGGCTGTTGGTACCTGGCTAAACCTGTTCATCAGTGTTTATCTCCGTCCTTCGGCCCTTGGCCGAGTGTTTCTAAGGCGTGGACCAAGCATTCGCGGTCCTCGAGTTGGAACTTCGCATTATTGTCGTCGAATACGCCGACCCGGAATAATGAATAGTCCTCCGGGTGTTGGCCGACTGGATGATCGTCCATTTTTGCAAGGTCTCCGAATGTACGGATTGCCTCCTGGTCTGATTTCATGAAGAACGGCCGTTGATACGTCCCCGCGGCTGTGTCGAATATGCAGTATGCGTTCAGTTTCATGACGTCGCCCTCGGGTAATGACCGTTAGAATAAAGGGCGACGTAGATATCTTCGTTATCCCAATCGAATTTTCTACGTAGGAGCGATGCAGCGCTCCATGCTTCTTCTTGGCGTTTCGTTGTTTGTAATATTTCCACCAGGTCTTTCTCTGTGGGTTCAATCGTTTTCATTAGTCGAGTCCTCTTTTAAGCATTGATATTTGGGCTTTCTTTACTTTGTATTTGGATGCCAGCCGTTCGGGCGTGTATTCCTCCGGGTTTTGTTTTTTGTATGACAGTCTTTGGGCTTTGATCTGCTCGTGTAGAGCGGGATCGGATTGTTTGAACATCTCTTCATAGTAACGAGGTACTTTTTTAATAGCTTGTTTGCCAGGTATAGGGGAAGAGTCCCTGGGGAAGAAATCGGATTTGTAACGCTGATAGAATTTCGCTCCTATTCCTTCGCCTTTTTTTCGTCCTGTAGACATTTTGATGTATTCGGGGTTAACGGGCTCGATGGCTCCTTCGGGGGTGCAAACGACATAGTGGCTTGCGGCTCGGTTGCCGTTAACCTTTTTGAGTGAGTACCGTGCAATGTATGCAGCGCTTTCAAAATTGACTTCACCGACCTGGACGTGGCCATATTTCCATACCTTTTCGAGCTCTGTAGAAGTGTAGTAACGAACGCCGTTTTTCTGGCCGATCGGTAGAAGATCGTCAAAGCGGTGATTGAATAAAATAATATGGTAGTGAGGGCGGCCCACGTTGCAAACGTCACAATGATCGACATTGACCAGGTGAGAGCAGACGTTGCCGTATTCGCCGCAGACGAAATATTTGATGGTCCGCTCGGGATATTTAATGCGTAGGCGTTTGAGGAACAGCTGTATATGCCTGTGTGTGACCGACCAGTTGTCGGGTACGTGATACTCCCCGTGTCCTTCCAGTTGGGCTTCGAGCTTTGATCGGTAAGTAAGAGTTGCGAAACAATTGCCACCATCCTGTTCGTGCAAGCTTGCTTCGTGGACGCATCGCATAGCCCACATGCGGCTATGGTCGATACGGCAGCCAAGGCAGCTGCCGCAGATAACAGCCATTTTCGTAGGTTGTTTTTTTGAGGTCCATCCACCGGAAATCGGGTCCTTATAGCCTTTCAGCGGGTAGAAGCAGGTCACGCATTAGAGCCGGTAGCCGCCGCGCATGATAGTTTTTCGCGGGGCATTGAGACCGTGAGTGCGCATCGCTGTATTACGGAAGAGTCTTTTCGACTTCGAGCGGGACATTGGTTGACGTTTCATGCTGGAGTACTCCTTCGATGAGTTTCTCGAATCGTTCGTCCTGGGTTTCCCATTCGCAGATCATGCGGCCGTTGGCGCAGCCAGAGAGTGCCAGGACGAGTATTAGGGTTAGAACTTTCACGTTTGCTCCATAAAACCCCCCAGAGACGGGGGGAAGCGGACTCGACGCTTTTGCTGAGTTTAGCCTGAATCCTGTCAGTTAGCCAGTACACATCTAGTAGAGCGTACTGGCTAACTTTCCTCTGTCGCCTGAAGGGCTCCTGAGTCGTCCGAGACGGCCGTAGAGTCGCTCGCCGGGCTCGCTATAGTGTTTTCCGCTGCCGCGCCTTGTGTGGGCGCGGGCGGGGTGTTAA